AAGAAGTAACGGCACCATCATGGAAGACTCGCAAAACAGAGATCAGTTTTTCGGCGATATATTCAACGAAAACGTAGAAGCCGTTCGGGCGCAGCGGCAGCTTGGCTTTGAAGAGCGCACGATCAAGCGCGTCTTTAAAGAATGCGGAGCAAACAGGGTAAGCTGGGGCCGGCTCGTGAACGAGTGCCGCGATATGACTGGGCAGCATAATTTAAACTTTAATTGGTTCCACACGGCGTATCCCGAATTCCCAGGTACGCTGTGTGGCAAGCGCATCCCGAAGCTGCACGAGTTGACTTTGGCCGATATGCTCAAACATCCAAGCAACGGTAAAAACCGGCTTTTTCAGGCTATTGTCAAAACCCTGCACAGGCAAGAAATCGACACTTTGCGGGGTTTTGTGTTTGTATTTCCAATTGTGCGAACTATGTTTTGCGCTCACAATATAGACACCCCGGGAGACGAGCATCCTCGGGTACAGTGGCGGGCAGAGATCGACCGAGTTGTGTTGCGCATTGAACCCACAGTTTCATTTTTTCGCACTGTAGGCCCCGAGTGGTGCGAGTGACGGGGAGGCGATTGTGTCGTCAGCAGCGATTAGACTAGGAGCGCAGAGCGTGTTTGCGCCAGTCGCGGCCTATTCGTTTTCGGCGGCGCAAATAGAAGACTGCCGCAGGTTTCTTGAAGCCCGCACGGCAAACACGGAATGCGTGCCGATCGTAGAAGAAGCCCAGCTGGCGATGGGCGCTGACGGCAAGATAGCTGAAAACGGCTACCGGTTTAACTCAATTGGCTTCCAGCTACTAGCCACGGCCTTAGCTTCTGGCCTGCCTGCGCTGTTTAGCGACCTGTCGGCCGAGAATCCGCGGAAGATTGAGTGCCGCGCACACAGCTCAATAGCGGCCGCGGTGTATATCTACAACACCACGCTGCGTGTCAGGTTTGACACAATCCGCGAACGCACGCTGCTTGTAAATCATCAAGAGCGCACGATCGACGGGTTCCTGGGCATCGACCACCGGATGCTCGATAACACGTTATTCTTGAACGTTGTATTAGACGGTATGCGGGAGAAACAACCAGATGCGGCTTTTTATCGGGCAGAGCTTATTGGTCGGGAATTGCGGCTGTTTTTTCTGGACCCGGCATCCAGACGAGTAGATATCTATTCAGACCCGCTGCACAGTTTTGCCGCCGGCTGGTGTTTTGAAAACCAAGAAGACTCAGGACGGTCGATTAAAGCTGCGCCGTGTATTTTCACCAAGTTTGGCGTGGCTGTGGCTGCAGCCAAGCAAGAAGACAAGCTGAGCCACATCGGGTCAAACTTAGCTGGCAGAACAGGGCTGCTTGTGGCCCGGGCGGCTAAGAACACAATCCAGATGCAAGACGTTGCAAGAAGCGTGCGGGCGCTGGCAAAGACGTCTATGGGGTTCTCTGACGATAAGGCCGTGAACGAGGCGGCGACCGAGCAATGGGTGGCGTACTTGTCGAAGCGTGGGCTGTTCCGCAGAGCGGCATCCCACTTGATCAAGCAGGCCCTTATTGTCGGCTCGGACCTAACACCCCGCGATATGTACTCGTGCAATGACGCAACACTTTTTGCTAGTCGCACGGCCTACGATCTTTTGTGCGCTGTGCTCAAAGATGCAAAAACGCAATACAAAGTTGAGCGCGATATGCTGCAATCTGTTGCGATGAAAATGTTAACGCCAGCAGTTAAAAATCTACCGCGTAAGTAGATATTTCTGGCTAGTAAGGAGTATTTAAAATGGGACGGATATCAAAAGCGACTACAGCGTCAAGGGTAGAGCTTATTGACGCAAATGGCACTGCACTCATTCGAGCGCAAGGCGACTTAACGCCAGAACTGCAGGGAGTGATCGCTGAGATAGATAACTTGTTTGGGGACATTCAAGTTGCAAGTCTCACGGCGTTTTGGCGCGTTGGCCGGCTGATCGCCACAGTCGAAGATGAACCGGAGAAGTACTTAACAGCCGAACAGGTGTCTGCCCAAATAAACGGGGCGGCGCTGCTCATCTCGATATTTGCTCCGGTGTACACTGCCGAGCAACTTCGTGGGGCCGTGAGCTTTTTCGACAAGTACCCGACTGAAGATGAGATCGCGAGGCTATTGAGTCTGCGGTGCCCGGAGCGACCAAGGTGGCGGCTGACAACGTCTCACGTGCAGCTGTTAGCCCAGATCCCGAGCGACCAACAGCGGCTAGCGATCGAAGAGAAATGCGCCGAAGAGGCATTTACAGCAAAGACACTAGCAGCCGAGCTTCAAGAGATTCGCGGCAAGCAAAAGGGCGGCGGCAGAACACACCAGTCTCCGCGGGGCCTCAAGCAACAGGTATTTGATCTGCTGCAACATCAGCGAAGGTTTCTAGACCGGTCTGCGAGCTTGTGGCTGTGCGAAGACAAAACTAACTTGTATGACGCTATTGCCAATGCCCCGCCAGCCAGCATAGACGAAACGGTTCGAGGGTATCTTACAGAGATTCTCAACAATTTTTCTTTGTTAACCGATGTTGTCGCCGACCACATTATTGCATTTCGATCGCCGGCTGTCGGCAGTTATGCGCAAGAGCCAGAACTAGAGCAAGAACCAGAGCAAGCCGACGCGCCCGTTGCCGCCGGTACGAAACGCCACCGCCGCACCGGCATGACACGATAAGAGGTACTCCTTATGTTTTCCATCAAAAATGTGCCTGTTGTCATAGAGCCTGGAGTCGGCGCGCTGGAGTCAGAGCTCTATGTTTCAGAGGGGCCCGGTGCTGGGCGGTCATTCCCTGTCCAAATGCAGCGGATCTCATTAGACGAGTTTTCAGCTCAGCAGTTACCGTTTATCGCGTGTACTCTTGAGCCGCATGTGTTCTCACTTATCCCAGACCTCCAAAAAAGCTCAATCATTGTGACCTATGATTTTCTGGGCAGAATTGCGTCGGTGTACACACGCGGCGGGCATGAACAGGCGTGGGAGAAACACGAAGTAGCGGCAGAGCATGCGGGAAAGACCATTACGCAGTTTGCCGTCCGGTTCAGTTTTGAGGCGGCAAAAGAGCGGGCGCGCTTTTTAGCTCTAGTCGTTAAAATAACGGAGCAGATCAGGGCGAAACAAAAACCTACCTCAGCCGACATGTTTGCTGCGTTTACACTTCTAGCTCGTTCTAAGACATCGCCTGTCGTTTTACCTATGGCTATTGCCCGCGGGAAGGTAAGCGACGCAGTGCTCTAAATCGCGTAGTTTGATGGATGGACCCAATGATGGCGGAAGGACCCGCAGTCGCGTGTGTGTGCGTACTGTTCTACGGCAGCGATGACTATTGCTACCGGCTAGCGCAGCGCGTTCTTAATTCGCCCATGCGGCAGTTAGCGCGGCACAACATCGAATTTCGGTTCGGCTGCAATGCCGTCGGCCAAGATACGCGCGCTCTTATCGAGCGGGCCACTGAGATCTTCCAACCGACACTGGTCATTGACTCTCAGAAAAACATACATAAGTACCCACTCATGCGACGGCTGTTTTACGACACCCCAATGACAGCGCCGATCACGATATGGTTTGACGATGACTCGTGCTTAGCGCCTGACAACAAGCCGGAGCTGTGGCTGCCGCGCTTACAGAAACAACTGGCGTCGCACGTGATGGTCGGGTCCCTTTATAAAGCCAGGCTTGTTGGAAACCAGCCTGAGTGGATTAAAGCGCAGCCTTGGTACAACGGCAAAGAACCACAGCCATATGTGCAATTTGCGTCCGGCAGCTGGTGGGCGATACGGACAAGCGTCTTACAGCAGTTTGATTGGCCAGCCCCGGGGTTTAAACATCGGGGCGTAGACGTTATGCTTGGCGAGCTTTGTCGGCAGCAGGATTTACCGGTATGTCACTTTCGCGACTACGTATGGATCAATGCAAACGACAGCGGCCTTGAGTCAGCGGCGTCAAAACGCGGACAGCACGAAAACCCTATTGGTTGTGAGTACCAAGCATGCAGCTTATAGTCGACCAACTTGATATGCGTAAAACCCGGGCGAACTGGCCGGAAGACATGCCCTTTGCGCCGGCACTTGTAAAGCCGCGCGCTCAGATGTGTAACGCTGGCTGGCACGTACTCTCGGAGATTTTTACTCCCGGAGAAGTCCCGCAATGGAATTTGACAGTCAGCGATGACTTTGTCCGCGTGCCGTTATTTCGTTACACGTTGAGCCCGTCTGCGGATTTGGCTATGGCATTTATGCTGCAACTCGGACTAAGCTGTGCCGGTCATCTGCCTAAAAATATCACTCATTTTTATGTGGTCACTGGCACGCCTGTTGAGCTTATGTATGATTCTGAAACAGAGCTGAACACTGGCTTGGTGTACTGGGTTGGTTTTGCTGTAATTACAAAAACGTAACGAGTATCAAGGAGAGCTTCTATGGCTGCTATCAAGATTGTCGACGCTATCAAACACACGGCTCCGGCTGATAAAACAGCGAGCACGGAGAACATAACGGTTCCGCTCAAAATAGACGCCAGCGCATTAAAGCAAGTGATGCAGGCTGCCACCGAGCAGGCCTACACGCAAGCGAATCCGGCAAAGATGATTCAAGGATCGTCGGCCAAAATGCTTGAGCTGTATGAGCGGTTTGAAGCGTTGAAAATTCTTGGAGCTGAGCTATCAAGTAAGCAGCTTAGCGATCCACTGCCGGCTTCGCTGCAGATTGACGAGATCACCATATCGTTCCGCATTGTTAAAGACGGCACGGCTGGCGACAAAAAGACGGCTGTTGTTAAAACTGTAATCTGCGTCGGCGATCTGGCTAACTTATTGGCCACTGAGCAGGGATCTCTTATTTTGATGCTTGAACAGGAAGCCACAGCGGTCGAGAGCACGGCCAAAATTACAAAAGAAACGTGCACGAAGGCGCGAAAGTCGTGGGAAGAAAAGAATCCCACCCGCAGTATTAGTTTGCAGTCCGTTGATGCAGACGGCAATCCGAGCTTGCCCGTTAACGTAACATTGGAAGAGCAAGGCAAAGTCAATGAAAGCACACCCGTTTAGCTACAATCGGTTACGCGCGCGTCGGGATAAACTAGTTTCCCGCGCGCTTCGGCCATATATTTCTGTAAGGATTATCGGTCACACAGTCTACGACATCTGTAACGACATTATGGCAGAGCTGCCGGCCACTGTGCCGCAATCTGCCGTATACGACTCTGTGCGTGCTTTAGCCGGCACGGAACTGACACAGAAAATAGCCGCTGACTTTGGGTGGCGGCTGGCTGGCAATCTCGAGCAGCTCACCGCGGGCATCCCTATTGTGCCCTGGACACGGCAGTTGGCAGACGAACAAGTGCCTGTATGTGTAGAAGGCGTTCGGCCGTTTTACCGCAAAAAAACGCCGGGCTATTTATTGGCCTGCCGGGCGGTAGCCGGTACACCGTGTGCAATGTTAATTACTCAATTTTTGTCTAAAGCCAGCTGTTCGGCTATTTCTAGAACGCTAGGCTTTTCAGCTCCGTGGGGCATGTATCCTTATTCGACGCCGCAGCATTTTGTGAATCTTTTATTCTTCGCCAATATTGAAGCGGATAAAAGTTATTCGACGCCTTATTTTTCCACGGTGGCCGCCAGCTCCAGCATGGTTAAGGAAAACCGGACTATTCTTTCTGTCCGTTGTCGAGCCATGCCCTGCCCAAAAGGCTACAAACAAGCTTGCGCCGATTGCTGGGTTGGATACGATCAGTGTCAGCACGCAGTGCATTCCCATACGTATGTGGCGCGGTACTGTGCCGCGTGTAATGCAGAGAGTTTCTTTGACCCGCAGGACCCAGGCGCGCTTTGCACACAGTGCAGGCACGTCGCAAAACAAACAGAGCTGGCGCGCTAGCGAAAGGAGTCGTTATGGCAGACATTGGTTTTCGCAGTAAGGGCGATACCGGGCCCATGTACAGCCCGGAACGCGATTACGCTTATATCACGCCCACGCTTATGCTGCGGGCAATTGAAAACTTAGATCCGGCCGCGTTGTCTGACGACGACCGCGCATGGTACGCCAAGCACGAGATCACGCAAGACAACATGGTTCAAGTCGCAAGCGCATTGGCCGAAGCGCAGCGTGATTTTGTGAACGCAGCTGATCCTGTGCAGAGCATTGAGCATGCGCTTAATCGCCGGTCGTTCTTCGATTCGTCGTATGCTTGCCGCCAAGTGTTGTTTTCTTCTATTGGCGTCGTGTTCTGCGCGGCTTGGTTTAAAGCTGTGCGTGAAGTGTCGAGCATAAACGAAGAGTCTCCTGCGCAAGTAGGCATGGCCCGGTTTACAGCGACAGTCAATGAATTTGCGACGCGTAACGGCGCGCCGACGTATAACTCCGAGCATTTAGCGGCGCATCTGCAAATGCGCAACGATGTGCTCCAAGCCCGGCTCAATGATTTGTATGCTAAGCTACAAAACTCGCAGCGGCAGCTTTTTGAGTCTCAAGTAGCTTCGGCTGCCCCACCGCCGCAAAAAACTGTGTGGCAGCGTTTGTCTTGTGTGTTCTTTCCCCGGCCATAGAAAGTTATTATGCCCAAGTACAGGATGTACAAAGACCCAAAGCAGTTTGGGCCCAAACTAGATAAAAAACCACCCGGCTCGATGCGATTTCTTGGGCTTGATCTTGGCAGTAATTGCGGCGTAGCCGTGTACGACTATTTCCAGGGTAAAAAGTTATTACAAGATAAACTCCAGTTGTTTCAGTGGGATCTCTCCACGCAAGGGCTCGAGTCGGGCGCCGCAAGGTTTGTCCGGCTGCGCGCTTTTTTGAATATCACAGCGCCTGATGTTGTCGGCTATGAAGACGTGAAATACACGCCGCCGAATGCTTTCTTTCTCAATAAAAAATTCGGTATCCCGGCTGTACTTTCTCGAGTGGCAAAAGCCTCTGAAGTGCTTGGCGGCATGAAGGTTACCGTGGCCACGTGGGCCGAAGAATCTGAGATCCTTGCCAACGGGTTTGCGATCGGCACTATTAAGAAGTTTGCCACAGGCAGCGGGAAAGCCAGCAAAGAAGAAATGATCGCAGCGGCTAGTAAAACGCTTGGCGCGTCGTTTGATGCTACGAAGTATAAATCAACTGGCATAGACAATGTAGTTGACGCGGCGTTCGTGCTTTTGCTCTTGATTCAAACGACGCACGCCGGCCTTCCAAAAGCAAAATAAGGCGGCTGTTATGCAACCACGTTTTGTTGACGCGGCTCCTGTCATTACCGGGGCGGACTCTGTGCGTGCCGTGTCGTGTTCAGATGCGTTGCGGCAACGGGGCCGACCGATAAAGCTTTTTACAGCAGCGCTGCTGATAACTCACGGCGGGTTTGATCGTGACCCCGTCGTTGAGTTTGATGCGCGCGTTCCGGCTGAATCCAGTGACTTGCGGCCGTTTAGCATACAGCTTGTAAAAGACTCAGAAGCTTTCTTCGTCGGCCTTGGAACTACTTTATTACCGGGCCGTAAAACAACTGTAAACTGGGATAAGCGGCTCTACGGAATTGACCAAGAGCGCGCCGAAGCGTGCTTTTCTTTCCTAGGCGGCATTGCGTTTTCAAATCCCAAGACCGGCTTGTTTGCGCACACGTTTTCGCACGAAGTGGTTGTGCGTGATCCGACTTCGCTTCAGGGCGAAACGCTGACTGTTACTGTGTTCGGCATTACGACTAACTTTGCCGTGTGCTTTATATCCGACAATGTGCTCGGGCCTGCCCGGGTGCAATGCGTGCCACTAGCGTCAAAAACCATGCCGCCGGCTGTGCGCGACTTTATAGCCGCTAGCGGGTTCACAGGCGATAACCCAATTGACATGCGAAACTGACCATGACAGACCAAGTACCAGAGTTAGAGAAAACTGAGCCAGTCGTGCTGCGCGATATTAAGTATCACGCGGCTGTGTTGCAGTCTGATGGCGACTTTGCTGTCGAGACGTTTGACACGCTGCCGCAACTTGTCACGCGGCTGACTGAGCTTATCGACCACGACGTGTCCGTGTTTAGTTTTGTCGGCACGCACATGCGCGTGTCCAAGCCGCCATTTCGCCACTTGCTCTCGCCGTGGGGACCAAAACCATTATTTGCACTGCCAGTTGCCGATCTCGAGCCGGATGACACGGGTTATTTAGGTGTAGACCCCATTCATTTAGAGCGGCCACCTGAAATTAAGACAAATGAGCCCATGGACGTCGGCGATCAGCCTGACGAATTCTTTTCTGCAGACAACGTGTTAAACGTTTTCGATAGTGTCTTGCCAGATCCAGATAACTAAATTTTGCCACATAATCGGGCATATTTATTGTGCAACCACTTATGTGCGTGCACACACTCACCGCGTCTGGTTTATAGCCAGCGCTGGAGACAGAAGATGGATACGAAGATCAGAATTCGGAGCTATAAGGGCGTGCTTGTTCATCACCAGCACCCAATCTTAAATGCTGCCGGAGTGAAACAGATTCGCGTGAAGCCTTATAGCAAGGCTGAAGGCAAGTCAGATGATGCGTTTGTAGTTTCAGAAAACGACTGGACTACATATGCAACATACGAGTACACCTCAATGCCCCGCCAAGAGTATATAAAGCTCTGGCGCAGTAACCGGTCTTAACACTTCCTTTGTAGGAGAGAAAATGATTCCTAACCAACAAGCCGCAATCGCGGCCTTAGCCGCTGCCCAAGAGAAGAGTTTGCGCGCTTTTCACCGTGTCTCGCACATATGTGCGGGCATGGTGTCGTGGCTTTGGTTGCCAGGCGGCACCGAAACGTGGGCCAACCCCACGCGCCGAATCTGGCAGAAAGTTCGGCCAGTGGCGGCGGTCGTCGAGGCCAGGCCCTGCGGGGCCGTGACGTTGTCCGTGGCGGTTGCAAGGCCGTCGCCGACAAGTGGTCGTCTTATTTTCCGCACATGCGGAAAATGGGACTTGTTGTTGCCGGCGATCCCCGGCGGCCAGCACTCGCAGCTCAACGCGTCCGTCGCCCAGCACCGGCGCACGACATGGGCGGGGCTTGACTTGCTGAAGGCGATTACGGACTTTGGCTGGGCAACATACAGGGGTGAAAACCCGGTATGTGCCACGCCGGTGTTTCCGTCGGTGGAAGCTGGCATCGAGGACTATAACCAGGTCCTCGGGCAGGCCGTGCGCAATCCATTCGTGGATGCGTCGGCTGTGTACTCTGAGCGGGTTGCTCTAAGCAACCCGGCCAGCAAGGTGCTGGCACGCCGCGGCATTGAAGCTGCAGATGTAGAGGCCATCGATGCCGATACCCTTGACGAAATCGTCGGGGAGATCAGGGCAGAGATGGCGCAGGTAGATAGCGTTATCTATGAAGACAATGATATCTATGCAGCGATGGTTGCGCCGGACAGGGCCATCGTCGGCACCCGGGAGTTTTTCCCCGGCTTATCGTACTGCAAAGCGCAGTACGACGTGATCAGAGAAGCGGCTCACAGAAGTGAGCGTATTTCTCGGACGCGGTTGCACGCAGCAACCGACCGCGACCTGGCCACGGCCGCGTTGTTCGTGTCTGAGCCTCTGGTGTTGAGCCAGCTAGGGCGAATCCAGGTAGCCAGTGCTGACATGTGTCAGCGGCTACCAGAGCCCTACGCCGGCGACTTCTTGGCGCCAGCCGACTGGGCACCACGCCAAGCGCCGGGCTTTGAACAGGAGCTTGCCCGCTAATGCGGTTCTTCATCAACCTGCCTCCAGAGGCTGGCGAGTTGTTTGCGTGGCTTATCAAAAAAGATAGTCTCCCAAGCACCGTTCCTATTTTTCCCGAAACGGAAGATATGGGGTTGGTGGTGGCCTCGTTAATTTCCGGGGCCGTGCTAGCAGAAGTGCTGCCGGCCCCGGATCAGGTCAATGGGGCGTTAGGCAACGGCATACCACTAGGAAGGCTGTATTTCCAGATTCCCAAAAATCTGTTATACAGCGTATGCCCCGGCTTAACGCCTGAAGTTTACGGGGGAAAGTAGCGCAAGCTGCTTCCCCCTTTTTTTAGCTATTGGAGATACGATGGCTCAGAAGTACGCCGATCCGTCTACAGAGCGACTCCTCAGCGGGCGGACAATGGCGGATGTTATGCGCGGGGGCGCAACAGGGTTACGCGGGGTTGTCGTCGCTGCGGCAGACGCGGGCGGCACATCAGTAAACTTTAACCCGCACGACACGAGCCAAGTCGCTATTAATATTTGTGATCAAGGCGGCAATGCGCGGCACACCATGACCCTTGGGCAGTTTACTGCTGACAATATGACGCGGGCTATGGCTATCGCAAACACGCAGGTAGAAGGACAAGACATCGAATCTATTAGGGAGCGCGCTGCTGTGGCATTTGAAGAACTCGCCAAAATGTCGAACTCAAACATGCAGCGCATACCGGTCAAATCAAAAAAGTTAACTGCGCCAGCCCAGACAGACGAAGAAGAAACGCAAGAACTGCTGGCAAACTTACAAAGAGAATCGCAGCACCCGCCCACCGAAAGAATAGACCGTAACTACAGTCCGATGGCGGCCTTTGGGCTTAAAAAGCAAACGATCCCGCCAGCCCAGACAACGATGGCAAACACGCATAAATCTGGCCCGCCGCAAAAACTACTGTACTTTGAAAAAGAAGGGATCGGGACAGTGCCGGCGTTCTTCCACGACGCAATTGTATCTGTCTCTCGTAAAGAATCTGACAACCCGGAAGAGAGCGGCTTTATTGTACTTGTGTACGATTTGCGGTTTGAACAAAACGCAGCCCGCTGGTTTCCGCCGTCAAACGATCCATACCAGCGCCCATGGGCCGTCCAGATCAGCGATGACAGCCGTTTGTACCTTGTCCATACAACCGGATTTCAGTATGTTTATGATAACAGCGAGTACTGTATTTTACTTGTAGAACGGGCTTTACGCGCGCCACCAGAAGAGCAATAACATGGAAAAACGCGGGATTATAGCCGACGGTATAACGCCTCCCGAAAAAGACGCCTCGCTAAAAGCAGGCCCCGGCAGTAGGCTTTGTGGGCAGACACCGGCCGAAAAGCAGGCCCAGCTTTCCGACTTAGATAGTGATTTTCGCAAACGTGCCGCCGACGCCGCGCAAAACAGTCTTAACTAATCAATATATACGCAAGAGGCTGCACTGTGACGCTCGGGCCATCCTCATCCATGGGCTATAACTCGCTCGGCAAGGGCGGAGCTTCTGACGATAGATTCCCAGACCCGTTCTGCGACGTGGCCAGCCTGTCGATGCCCGAGAGCATTCAGACTGCGCTGAGATGGTGCGAATATATTCTGAACGCCAATGGCCCGTACCGCCAGGCTATCGATAGAGTTGTCTCGTACTTTATCACCGATGTCGAGATCAAGGACATTGGTGAGAAGTCAGTCGGGCGGGAAGAGAAAGAAAAATTCGGCCAGTTCTTAGAAGAAACGCTCAGCATTAAAAACGTCTTGCACACAGTGGCCATGGATTACCTGACATACGGTAATTCGTTTACGACCCTGCTTGTGCCGTTTCGCCGATACTTGTCGTGTAAAAAGTGCGGGCTAGAAATGCCGCTCGACCGCGTGCACAACACAAAGCAATGCGGCTTTGCATGGAAGAACTTTGAGTTTTTCGCCACGTGCCCGAACTGTAAAAACACTGGCCCTTGGCGGCACATAGACAGGCGCAGCGGCGATACCGGCAACATTACGGTGAAGCGGTGGAGCCCCCATGAAATGGATCTCATCTGGGACCCGTACACCGGCGAATGTACTTATGTGTGGAAAATCCCTGAAGACTACCGCAACATGATTCGGCAAGGTCACCTGCACCAACTCGAGCGCGCTAGCTGGGAAGTTATTCAGGCGATTAAAGACGGCAAGAATCTCATGTTTGATAAGGGTGTCGTATACCACCTGAAAGAAGACGCGCTCGCTGGCATGCGGAACCGCGGCTGGGGCATTTCGCGTGTGCTGGCTAACTTTCGCCAAGCTTGGTATGTACAGATCTTGCAGCGCTACAACGAAGCTGTGGCGCTTGACTACGTCATTCCGTTTCGCGTGATTACGCCAGCCCCTCGCGGCGGCGATCCGACATCAGGCGACCCGGTTCACTCTATTAATCTGTCAAGTTTTTCTGCCCGCGTGTCGTCTATGATCCGCGCTCGCCGGTCTGATCCTGCGCGATGGAACGTGTTACCGTTTCCTGTGAACTATCAAGCCTTGGGCGGCGACGCCAGCCAGCTAGCGCCTAAAGACCTGCTCGACCAAGGGCTCGATACACTGCTGAAATGTATCGGTATGCCGGTTGAGCTATTTAATGGCACGCTGTCGTTTCAGGCTGCGCCGGCTGCGCTACGGCTTTTCGAGGCAAATTGGAGCCACCTGCCGCACAACCTGAACAGATTTTTAAATGATCTGGTTGAGTCAGTGTCGCGCGTTATGTCGTGGGAGCCGGTTTCGGCCAAGCTTATCAGAGTCACGCATGCTGACGACTTGAACAGGCAGATGGCCAAGCTGCAGCTGATGCAGGGCCAACAGATCAGCCAGACAACTGGCTTAAGCAGCGTCGGCCTAGACTACCGCGAAGAAATGAAGCAGATGCTAGACGAGCAGCGCATCTACGCAGAAGAGCAAACGCGCATGCAAGTTGAGATGCAGCAAGCGCAGCAAATGCAAGCTATGAGTCAGCCGCCCGACATGATGGCAGGCGTCGGCGACACTGGTTCCGGTGCAACTGGCGCGCCGCCAGAAGGTGGCGATCCAAGTCAAGGCCAAGGCGGCGATCCCAGTCAAGGTGGTGCGCCGCCAGCGCAACCCGGCGCAGCCCCAGTGCCGCCGCCAAGCGCAGTCGACCAGTTCCTGTCTCAGCGCAAGAACGCGCCCAACGTGCCGCGCACGCCAGAAGACCTGCAGCAACAAGCTCAGGTTATAGCGAATCAACTGCTGTCGCTGCCGAGCCAGCAGAAAGACGCCGAGCTCGGCAAACTGAAGCACGCCGACCAGACAATGCACGCGCTGGTGACAAGCATGATCGACGACATTCGGCAGAATGCCCGATCAGCCGGCGGGGCTCAAATGATGGCGCAGCAATATGGACAGGGCGGCGGCCAAGCCCCGCCAGGTTAACTATTATTATGCGCATAGGCATTTATACGCATTACGCTCACTGCGATGAGGCGTACCTGTGCTTGCGGCTAGCAGATTTTTTGCGCGGCCAAGACGTTGAGTGCAGCATCTATTCAGACTCTTCGCCCAGTAAACTCGGCGTTAGTTTTGATAACAGCGTGCTGCACAAGCAGAAATGCCGGTACACAGATTGGGCTAAACAGCAAACGGCTATCATCTGGACCCACCCGCCGCCGCTGGCTACGTTAAATTACGCAAAGCGGCAGGGCGTTCGCACGCTTATCGTGCCCATGTGGCAAGAGCTGGAGCGCCCATTCCGGAAAGTCATGCAGTCTGCCGACCACGTCGTCGCCCTGACAACCGAGTGCCGCGAGCTGTTTACGGTGGTGTATAAGTTAAAAAACGTTACTCTGATCCCGTTTGACGCTGGGCTGCCTATTATTAAGAAAGCCAAGCCCGTAACAGACCACGGCATCAGTGTGTTTTTGCCGTGGTTTGACCGGAATGCCAAGTGCTCAAACAGTGAGTTTCTTGGGTTACTAAGATATCTACTCGAGCGGATGACCGATATCTCCCTGACTGTGGCTATTAGCTCCTGCCGGTTTTCGCCCGCTATTGCCAAGTTTTTCAGCCGGTTAAGCGTAAAAACAGGGGGGCGCATTAAGCTCGTACGGAATGTGGCTGTTTTACGCCGGCCCGCTCTTTACACGGCCCACGACCTGACCATATACCCGGCAGAGTGTGACAATTACGGACTCTGCGGCTTAACGTCTATTAACTGCGGAACCCCTGTGCTGTCGTTTAATCTATCTCCCCAAGCAGACTTTCTTTACCCAGACTCAAATGGCGTGCTTGTGAAAACCAAGATAGACTATGACGAAAATGGCGTCCCCCACGCTTCGGCCGACTACGAGCTCTTTCTGACAACTTTGCAGAACTTAGTCGCCGAGCCCAGACAGATCGACAACCTCAATAAACGAGTCAACTATAATCTCACCGCCCGCAAAAAATCTTTTGTCCTAGGCTGGCAAACTCTGTTGCGCCTGGTGTGACAACGATTATTCGGTCTATTGGCGCATGGAGGTGCCGTGGAAAAACTGACAGACTCACTACTGCAGACAACGCTTGATTTTGCCAAACAGCATTATGGCGACAAACAGACGATTACCGGCGGCTTAGTCATGGCGCATTGCACAGCCGTTGCGCGTCAAGCTGAGACGATCGCGCAGCAGCTGTACCAAGATGTGCGCCACGACTTTATGCCAGACGATACCAAAGAGAGCATCGTTGCGATTATCCAAGGGGCTCTCTTGCACGATGTTCTCAATATCAGCGCGTGCGCCTTTGAGCACATAGCCGAGATTGCTTCAGTACAAATTGCCGCCATGGTTGCCGACATAAGCAGAGACTTCCGGCTCGTGGAAACCAAGCGGGATATGGAGTTTCGCGGCCGTTTAAGCCAAAGTCCGGCCAGCGCTCAGATCATAGTAGTGGCCGATATTATTTGCACCGCCAGCGACACGCTTAAGCTCATTGACACAGCCGGAGCCGCAGCTTTGCCCCGCGCTAAAAAGATCCTCGCGCAGCTCGATGGCGACCTATTAGCCATCCATGCAGCCAACAAGTATTACGTCCTGCGCCTCTACGTGCACGCGGCCAGAAACCTTTTAAAGGACATCAGCACAGTAATAAAAGACTGTAAGGCAAAAATTAAGCTTGACAAAATTGCCGCACAAAATACAAAGGCTATTGCAGCGCGCATTGTAGCCCGTAAGAAAAGTGAACGCGCACAGAAAAAACAGGAGAGCCAGCATGCAAAAAAACACTGTATTGACGCAGATTCTCAATGACTTTACGAACAGTCAGCCAGAAACGGCGACTGAGTGCGTAACAGCATTTTGCGCATTTGCCGACACGTGGCTGGCTACCCGCGGTATCATTGGCGTGGGTCAAACTGCTCAGGGCTTGTCATTGCGCTGCGCAGACGGTGGCGAGCTTTTGTTCTTTACCTCTCTCGACGCCGAACCCGTGTTGACGCAGGCTTCAGTCAATATTACGGGAAACACCGGTAGCCAGATTACGCGGCCTATTATTGGCGACAGCCGGAGCGTGGCTATCACGGGTAATTAGTCAGTTTATTACGGGAAAGGATTCCAGTGTTTGTTTGTTTTGAAGGTATGGACGGGGCCGGCAAAAGCACGCAGGCCCGCATGTTGTACCAGCGTTTAAAGCAAGACGGCGTTGCGGCCGAACTGGTGTCCGACCCAGGAACTACGCGTATCGGTGCGGCTATTAGGCAGTTGGTCCTAGAAAACAGCGCGCCCATAACGCCCGCGGCCCAGATGCTGCTGTTTTCTGCCGCCAGGGCCGAACTCGCCAGCTATATCACAGAGCGCCTACAAGTCGGCGTGGTTGTTATTTGCGACCGCTGGCTCTTGTCTACTTTGGTGTATCAGGGCGAGATAAACAAGATTCCTATAGATATCATTGAGACTATCTTTGAGGCGTCGGCTAACGTGTGCCCAGATATGTGTTTCTTGTTAGATATCTCGCCAGACGCAGCGAAAGCCCGTATCGGCGCCCCGCGCGATCGTTACGAGTCCAGCGGCGCACAGACTCAAGAGCGCATGCGCGAAGCATACCAGCGCCATGCGACCCAGCGGCCTCACGCCGGCGTGGTCCACAGGCTAGACGCCAGCGGCGACCTCGAGAGCACGCACAAAGATATCTATGCCTTATTTTGCCGGACAGGCGTACTGCCCGGCGCGGTAGCGGGAACGGTGTGTCATACGTGAAAGGAATCTGTATGTTAACGAAACTATCTCCTCGGATCATTCAGCAACAGCAGGACCGGGCGAACTTTGTTGCGCGCGCAGCGGTCACGGCAAAAATCAGAGAAAACGTCGGCGTCGAAGGCTTGTCGCCCGGCCGGCAAAGCACATCAGAACTCAAGAACCTCTGCCTGACGCTGCACTACCTAGCCCAGAAGCATGTGCCAAACACAGCGCAGGACTTCCACGACTTTAATTCGCT